TGTTGTTCCTGAATGCCTTGACGACTACCACCAAATGCACCCTGACGGATAGCTTGACTGCCTATTCCGGGTAATATCTGGCCTTGTAGCTTAGAAATAAAGGGATCCATTACTGCCTGAGACTGAGCAGACATAGGATCAAGTGCCGCAGCAACTGATCTTGCACCAGCCATGCCTAAACCAGCTTGAGGAGCCGCCGCACCTAATGCTGCTTGCTGTGCCGCAATAGTGTTAGGTGACTGTGCCGCAACCGTTTGACCAGGAAAGTACTGCATTGGCCCCTGTTCAAATGCGCCTTGTGATAAGCCAAATAAACGCTTTAATGCCCTTTCCTGAGCTGGAAATGGTCTAGTAGTTTGAGTTGTATCTGATGGTGCTGAACCGCCCATTTTAAACCTCTTTTGTGTCTTCTATGTCAATGCTGAAGTCTCTCATGTCACATCTCCAACCGCTTCTTGTGTAAACTCTTTCTAACCCTTTATTAGGTGTCTTAGCCGATACTCGGTCACACCCCAATCTTTCTGCCTCTCTACGAATAAAATCAAAGTGATTCTTGATAATATTTAGATTCTTTCCCTTTCCATTTGCCCAACAAGCCCACACTAAAAAGGATTGCTCTGCTGTTATAGGATGCACCTCGACAGTACAAACTGCAAATGCCTCACTGGTTGTATAGAGTATCGCCTGTCCGTTAACACAAGCTGCATATATATCTTCTGCTCTATACGTTAACCAAGGGTACTTGTGTATAATCTCTTCAACGCCGTACTTAACCCAAGTCCACTCTCTTCTGATATCCGATATGACTGGATCCATCTCCTCTCTCCTCTTAATTTAACCTATCTTATGCCAAGCTCCGTTGCTTGCATATCTGTAAAGACCTTCTGCTGTACTGCCAAACCCAGCAGAACCAGATCCAGCGTTGTATGCAACAGTACCTACTTTAGGTTCTACAGGAGCAATCAGCAATGGTATAAAAAAATGAAACGTCTTCATGTCGTCTATTTTTTGCTGAAGATCCCTTAGCTCTTCCTCAAGCGCTACCCGGTCATAATCCTCTGGCAGATTAGCCATCTATCTCTCACCCTCAAACCGACCCTGTATAACCATATCGGTTAGCTCCCAGTCATCACTAGCGCCGCTGCTTTCTACTTTTAAGTGTATATAACGTCCAGCGGTTCTTACAGGAAAGCTCTTAAATGTATCGTCAACAGTAAATGTATCTTTATCTAAATAAGTGGGTGTTGCATCTATTGTTGATGTAAAGCCTACGCTAACGGTAGGTGATCCTGCGCCCTTTTTGCCTACTCGCAATGCACTAATTTCTTTAATTTTGTCTGCGTTATTTAGGTCGTGCGCTCTAGTTTCTGCGCTAACACCTTGGTTAATTAAAGTTGGGACAGTTCCTTCGTAATAAAACTTGCCGTCAGCATCCGCCGACAATGCTTCATTAAAAATACCTCTAGCAAGATAGGCAGTAACGCTAGATGTTCTCATTCCCCACTGTCCTGTCTTATAGTTGTAGTATATCTCTTTAGAAATATCAGATGAGTTTATTGGTATTCCCCAAGTTACTTCATTGTCTTTTGAGTTATCAAAAGCATAAACTTTTGCAAGTTCGCCACTTGAAGCGTTATCCATAAAATACTCATTCATGCCACTTTGACGGCCAATAAGTTGCACAGAAGCGCCGTCAGTAACAAAAAATCCATCTCTGCAAAGTCCGTAATTTTTACGGCCAACAGGAACTACAGAGTTAGGAGATACAGCTCCGACTCCATTTTCTAAAGCAACCCTATATCCAAATATATTTGGTAGCCCAACATAAGACACCAAAAACATTTGATTTTCTGTGTAAACAGCTAAAGAGTTACCTAGCTGCGCTACGCACTTGATAGGCGTGTTAGCTTCTCTTATTAAAAGCTCACCAGCAGTATTTGTTGGGCCTGCCACCCAAACATCTAAATCATCAGCACTGCACCAAGAAAAACTTGTTTCGTATGTAGTAGATCCTTTAGAGTAATTAAATGCTAAAAGATGCGGTCCTTGCTTGTGAAATGCTTGTACTGAGTCATAATCTATATCAGGTATTTGTATTGTTAAAGTAACTGCACCAGACCTTGTTGGCGACCCTCCGGGTATGTTCATAGTTAAAACAGCGCCAGTGCTTGTGTAACCAGACCCAAAGTTTGTAACCTCAATCGCTGTAACTTTGCCAGAGCTGACTTCGGTAACAGTCGCTTCTAAACCTGATCCGCTACCTGCACTTGGCGACCCGTTTTGAGTTAATACATCTCCCACTGCATAATTAGCTGTTCCAGGGCTTGTTATATTAACTCCGCTAATTTGATCATTGTGAAATAAGTTAAAGTTGACGTTATTCTTTTTGATTACTGGTTGAGTTGATCCTTTAGCCCCTACCACAAATGATCCGTATGTCTCAAAATCCCACTGGTCGGCTTCGTTAACGCCTTCATCCCACAAGGTTGGCGAAAAATATGTAAATGAAAAAGGGCCAGAAGATACTGTAAAAGAATCTAGCCAAGCAGTTTCAGTAAACTCAACATAAGCACTTGCACTAGGAGGGCTTCCAGCAATAGTTACAGTTCCAGTTGATGTAGTAGAAAACTTAAACTTGTTTGGCGACATTACTACAACGAGATCATTTACAGCTACAATGTTATCACCGCCAACATTTGCTCCAGTAGAGTCTGTAAGCCCTACTACATTAATTAATGATCCAGCAACAAGACCGTGTGCAGTTGATGTGGTAACTTCACAAAGACCGCCTGATATTGTTGCAGAAGAAATTCGTATGTCATCAAAGTTAACGCCTTCATCCCAACCAGTAGCTTCTTGCTGCTTTATTAAGTCATAACCAGTCCCCACAGTGTCAATTACAGCGCCAGATGCAGAAGGTGAAAGCCTGTAAGAATAAATTCTATTTAAATCGCCTACATAAGCAACTTTGTCGTTAAACTCTTTAGTTGCTATCAGTCCACGAATGTCAGTACCAGACCCTTCAGCTGTAAAGTCATGCTTTTCTTCTCGGCCTGCTTTTCTACGCATACCGAACTCGGTGTACTGAACACCGTCTACAGTCTCCCAGAAAGGTATTCTGCGATCAAAGGCTTCAGGGTATACGCCAGTCTTTAATAGCTCTGACGCATCAAATTTAAAGCCGTTACTTTTATCAGTTTCAAATGGCATTAAGCTGTTCGCTTCCAAATGTAAGTAGTAATGTAGGGTTGCAAGTTGTTATGCGGTGTTACTGTTTCGCCAGTAATCCCTCTGTTGTTGTCTGTAAACATATCTATAGTCATCTTGCCACCATCCCCAGATGTAATAGCTACAGAATCTGCCGAGTCATTAAATATATGACCATCCCCTTCACTGCATCTGATTGATCTCGATCCCCCTCCACCGTTATCCATGACCTTATGATTATGATTCATCTCTGCTTGTGAAAGCACATGGTTAGAAGCACCGCCAGTATCGCCAGCATCAAATGCGTTGTTGATAACTAACAAGTTAGATCCAGTTAAACTGCCATCGCTTACGGTAGCAATAGCTGTATAAACAATATTTGTCGATGTGGTGCTATCTACAGTAAAAGATCCATTTGCATCTGTGTCACTTGTAAATCCGCTTACAGTAATGCTGTCGCCTGCGGATAAAGCATGACTAGCAACTGTTAGAGTAACTACATTAGAAGAAGATATAGCAGAAACTATTGTTGTTCCTAAGTCAGCACCAACAATCGTTCTTCCTTGTGCATATCTTGACCACTGTACTGTGCTTGCCATACCAAGGGCAGTTGTTACCGCTGCTCCATTACTAGCGGCACTATAATCAGTAGTAGTTGTAAAGATAGAGCCAACAGGGTATACGTTAGCTGCTATCTCCTCTTTTAAAGAAGTAATTAGTTGAGCGTAAGGGCTGTTTAACCATACCCATTTAGTAGCTGTTGAATCATATATTAAGTCTACATACTGACCAGCTTTTAAGTCTCCAGCAACAAGAGCAGACCCGTCTTGACGAACGATGGTTTTATCGCCAGTGCCATTTGCGTTTAAAGTTGGGGCAGTATTTGCGTTTACTCTGTTTATTTCAACAGAAACCCTTACACCCTCACCTAAAACTACAGCATCTGTAAAAGTTGCTGTATATGATATGCCATCAGAGCTACCAGTTTCTTTAACCTCTGTAGACATTCTTTGAAGCGCGTTAATTTCATCGTGAGCAGCAAGAAAGTTATCTCTTACACTTGATGTAGTTGCATTACCCTGTACTGGGTTAGTTGGTACTATTGCTGATGTCACGCTAGTGGTCCTCCGTTAACAGCTATACTTTCGTCTTTAATTCTTGAACGACCTACACCTTGCTTTGATCTCTGTGCTTGTACATCCATAACGCTTTCATCAACCATGTTTTTAAAGTAAGCAACTCTTGAGTCATCTTTAAGGTAGACGTAAGCCTCCATTAAAGATGCGTTTAAATAAATATCTTGCAAGATTGCGTAGTTAAGTGACTCGTAATTACCTAGATTCATATCCTTACGAAATACAAGGGTATAAACTTCTGTGCTAGTCGCTGTTGGCGTAGGAGCTAGGTAGATGTCGTTTCCTGCGATTGCATAACGAGCTACACTGCCACCCTCATCAGAGTAGTTAAACATCTCCTGCATCGATACAGGCTCTAGTGCATTGCCTTTAGAGTCTGTTACGCTAATCATAGCTGTAATGCCAGTAGGAAGAACTGTAGCTTGTGCTGTTGGTGTGATTGTAGATACGACTTCTTGCTCTACAATAGATAGCTTACGGTTGATTCTTAACTGCGCTAATGTTTGAAAGTCAGGAATAACAGAGGTTAAATCTGATCTGTTTAACCAATCTGCTATAGCTGCTTGTAAATCGCTGTCTGTTGCTAATGCCATTACAGTCTCGCTGTTGTGGTTTTCATATACGGGTAATGTGTTTCTATTAGCTTAAACACATACTTCCAGTCTACATGAGATCCCATTATATCAACCCCATGCTCTTGTTTTATTCTCATAATGTCAGTCATAGACAAGTCTAAGACTTGATGATAATCTTTTTTAGGATCATATTTGATCCAGTCATTTGTTGCGTTACGCTTTCTTTTGTTATCTTCTAATAATTTAGTTATATCTTGACGAAAATGCTGTTTAATGCCTCCAGCTTCATCAATGTAAGTATCTTCTAAGATGCCCTGATTAAGGTCTGTCCCTACTTTACTCATCTCTCTCCTACCACTTAACTTTGTTAGCCCAGTAAGCCGCTGACATAGGGCCTCTGGCTATATTCTTACGGTGACGAGCTTTAAATGACGCTCGCTTCTTTCTCATTGCTTCTGACTCACCCTTCTTAGGCTTGCCAGCAGTCTTTGCTCCTTGCTGACCAAAACGTATTGTCTTGATCTGATCACCTGACTTTGCTACTACAATGTGTGACTTAGTAGGATGATTAGGTGTTCTTTTAGGCTTGTTGTAACCAGACACACCGGCTCTTGCAAGTCTAGGGTCTGTCTTACGTTTTATCCTAACTTTAGCCATTACTTTTTCTTAGCTGTTTTCTTTGATTGCTTAAATGCTTTTGCAGTCGGTGCGCCTTTAGTACCAGGCTTTCTCATCTTCTCACCGCTACCTGCTTTAATTCTTTTGCGTTTAGCATTAATGTTTGCGTATAGACCTTTTTTAGCTGGCATTTTTATCTCCCTACTTTCTTCATTGCTTTTTTATGAGAATCAGTAAATGTGCTGCCTTTTTTCATCTCTTTTCTCATAAAAGCCATATGCTTAGATGTATGATGCTTTTTATGTCTAGCTAGCGTATCTTTTTGCCTTTTAGTTAGATCAGGCATTACTTCTTACCTTTCTTAACTTTTTTCTTTTTAGGCTTAGCCGCCGCTGGACGACCTCGTTTATTTCCGTATGTACCCATACCGCTTGGCATAATAATCTCCTAGTTACAGGAAAAGGGAGCCGAAGCTCCCCGCCCTTTAAATTGCTATTAAGCGTTAATAGCGTAGTAAGCACCGTTTGCTTCTTCAGATCGAGCTTCCAAAGTGTAGTAACTTTGTAACAAGGTCTGTTTTGCAGAAGTTCCAGTGGAAACCTCAGTGCTGTGGATTTTCTTACCACCAGCAACTGCTAAGCCCCAAGTGCTATAGTCAAGCAAGTACAAAGTGTCAGCAGGCATATGCTTGTTAGGAACAACAGCAATAGGACCAAACTGAGAAACGTAAACAGCTACTCGGTTGATGATCTCGCCGTTACTTGCGTCAGTATCAACGCTAGTAGACATACCTTGACCAACAGCAGCATTGTCACGCATTGCAGAAATAACGCCAGCAGAACCCATTAACTTCGCTGAAGAGAAGTCGCCAGAGTTAGACCATACGCCATCAATCAAAGCGTTCATTCGAGCAGTAGTCATAGCCGCAGAAGTACCTGGAGCTGGACCAGTTGTTCCGTCTGATGCAGTGTTTGCAGTACCAGCACTTAACTGTTCGTTAGTGTTGATCCAAGATGGAACGCCGGCAGCCTTGCCGTTTGCAGAGCTTGTTCCTGCTGCTTTTACGTTTTTAGTAGTACCAGTTGTAAAGATACAAAGAAGTTGCGCTTCGATGTCCATTTGAAGCTCTTTACCTAACTTCATTAACTGATAAGCCATTTCTTTGCCAGGTACACCGGCTCGGTCAAGGATTTCAGCTTTCTGAGTAACAACAACAGATTTTTGTGCAATCTGTAGATTGTTGCCTTTACGAACTCGTGAATCAACACTTCCTGTTACCGTTGCTGGAGCTTCAACATTAGCGTTGGTAGTCTCTGCCGCAGAATAAGTGTCAGTTAACCATTCGTGATTGTCGTTAGTTGCAGCAGTTACTGCAATGTTAGACGTAAAAGGAGTAAGAAAAGGACTGACGTTATAAATGACATTTCCTAAGTCTTCTCGGATGTTGCTAGCTGTGCCTAATGTTGCAGCAGTTACTGCGTTAGTGATTGTAGCCATGATAATTTACCTATTTAAAAGAATCGAGAATTAAATCTACGGCAGATTGCTTGCTAATAGAGCCGTCAGCTTGTATAGCTTTACTTACCCTAGCCTGCTTTGCCGCAGCCTGTTTTTGCGCTCGACTTTTTGACGTTCCTTTCCTTATAACAGTTTTAGAAGTCTTCTTCTTAGGAGCTTTACTTTCAGCAACCTGTTTCTGCGATTGACTAGCCATTGCAGCATCGTGTAACACCTTTAACACAATAGCGTCATTTACAGTATTAAGCATCTCAGGGTTGCCCCCAATGCTCTGGAAATACTCAGTCATCACATTTACTTTCTGAGTCGCAGTATTTTGATCTGCGAAACCAGGCTCTAATTGAATTAACAATTCTGCCTGTTGTGCTGATTGAGCCTGTAACTGCTCTGCTTGTTGTGCTTGGTATTGCTCTGATACTTTACTAGCTACACCGTTTATTTCAGATTCCTTTTGTTCGTAAAGAACCCTTGCTTCTAAAGCTTGTTCATAAGCATAGGGATCTGACTCTTTTAACGCCATAAGCTCTTGAGTTGTATGGGTTGGTCGCTGACCGTATACCATTGCTTGAGCCACCTCTAACAGCCTTGCTGTTTCTTCGAGAGATGTGTTTCGCTCTGCCTCAAAAGATTTACGCTCGTCAGATAACGCCTGAGTTTTGCGCGTGTAATCACCCTGCATCAATATGCCACTCTTGATTTTTTCAATATCATCAAGACCGTTCTCATTCAAGAACTCTTTGGCAGAAACTAAATAATCGTATTCGCTGTCGTCAAGCTCGATGTCACCAGGTATTTCTGGCTCATCACTCTCTTCCAACTCATCGTCTTCAGTTTGATCGAGTGTTTCTTCCACTTCGTCTTCGAGGTATTCTTCTTCAAATTCCTCTTCTAACTCAGCTTCAGCCACAGATTCATTCTCAACTTGCCCTAATTCCTTAGGATTGATCATGCCCATTATTGCTTCTAATCCAGCATCCTGTGTAATGGGTTCGTTACTAGAGAATTCCGCAGGGTTGTTCTCAGTTTGTTCGCTCATTTTAATATCCTTTAAGGGTCGGCTTTGCCGTTATCCTTTGTTAAGTGATAATTTTTGGTTTGTTTTTTTGCAGTTCTAGGTATTGCTGAAGAGTTGGTGAATTAAACAACTCGTCAGTAAACCCATCTACCTCTTGTAACGTCAACTTAGTAAACGCTACTCCTCGCATCCAGTTAACCAAATCACCAGATACGATGTAATATTCTTTATCTTCCTCGGATTTGTTTTCCGAGTGTTTCTCGTTGGTTTGCATACCACTCCAAGTTCTCTTTTAAAGCCTTAACTACCTTAACCTCTCTCCAAAGAGCTTCACCTAATTCGGGTGTCTGCACTCCAGAAAAAGCCCTGTATAGATTATCTTCCATTTCTTGAAAAATAAACTGTACTGCGCCATCCTCAATAAGCCTTGCGGCTGCGTTTGCTACTTTTAACTTAGTGTCGTTATTTGCGCTCTCACTAACAAGACTAGTTACCAATCTTGACTGCTCTCTCACTGCGTGCCTCCAAGTTAAGTTCCGCTAACTTAAATTCATTCTCATCTTCATGCTCTCGTACTTTAAGCATAAATTGTTGCTCTTTAAGGGCCAGTTCTTGCCTATCTAGCTCAAGCTTGGCTCTCTCTATCTCTACCTGCGCCATTAACGCCTGTTCTTGCGCTGATGGTGGCTGTGGTTCAGGTTGCCCTGTAAACTCAGCAGGTGGCTCTGTGAAGTACCTACCGTGTGCGCTCTTATCATACAGTCTTACCATATCTTCTTGCAACTGTACAATCTGCTGTGGTGTAACAGTAATTCCCATACCGCCAGCGCCAAGCATAGCTTGTTGTGCGGCCATAGTTTGCTGCATATGGAATAACTGCTCAGTCTTAGATCCATTACCTAAACCAACAAGAACTGTAACGTCTTTTCTTGCGTGCCAGTTTCTTGGATCTACTTCTACAAACTTGTTATCTAAACGAAATATAGAAGCATCCTGTGCATGAGCAATCTCTAGCTCATAGATACCCATAAAGACTTTGCGTAAAAATTCACCAAACTCTCTCGCTATCAAGCGAACTCTAGCTTGGCGTTTAGACAGAACCTGGCTAACTGCACCGGCCGCTGTGTTGCCATGCAAGATGTCAGGGCTAATAGAGTTATCAGTAGAGCCTACGTTTTGTTCTAACATCTGGTCTGCAATACCCATCATATTGTAAGTATGCTGGCCAAATGATGGTTGTTGTGGGAATGAGATAGCATTAGGATGCTTAACGATGTAAGGCGCACCGGGCTTGCTGCTCATTACTGAGTCTAGGTCTACCTGACCCTCTACGATAACAGGGCGACCATTGTTAAGGTTGTATTGATTATCTAGCTGGTTACGCCAAAGTGTACTCTTAACTTTTTGAAGTGGAGCTGCTGCATCAGCAGGACAAAGACCTGTTAATCTGTGAGGAATACGAATAGGAGTCCATACAACAAAAGGAATCTCATCAACTTCCTCTACATTTAAGATTACATTGCCTATTTTGCATACCTTAATTAGCTCATCGTAATCGTCTTCGTCACGATCATAGCGCATATAAACTTCGTGAAGATCATACATCTTAGTGATGTTTTCGTTCTCATCATCGTAGTTATCGCCGTCAAAGTTTCTTGCAATCTTTTCTGGTGAGTCGTATTCGTTATAACCAGAAGAAGGTGATGCTTTTTCGATCTTTTTAGTATCAAAACCCATAGATATTAAGTCGCTTTTTGACTTCATGCTCCGCTGGCGAACGTACTTGGCTTCTTCTACAGTTACTGCGTCACTATCAATAGCAAACTCTTCTGGCGGGATAACTTCAACTTTTGTTTCGCTGTCTACCTTAGTGCGTAGCATTTTACCTGCGTACACGTTCATTTGAGTCAATTCATCAAACGACTCTTCGTATTCGGTAATTTCTACTTCAGGATCAGCCATTAATATAGCAAAGGCAGTCTCTGAAATTTCTTCAAACGTATGGCTAGTTACGACATCTTCCATTGAGCGCCATCGCTTAATAACACCTTGACGCTGAAGAAGGCCGTCCATTAACGAATCTAAAATTACTCCAAAGCCATCGTTCTGACGATAGAATACATATCTAACATAGTCAGTTGCTTGTTGTGCGCCTTCTACGTCTTCTGGGCCTTCTGGCTCGAATCTAACAGTTTCATCGTCTGCAATGAAAAGCTCGGCAACATCGGCTTTGATATTCTCAACAGTCTGGTAGACTTCTCTGGTAACGATTTTCGAGTAGCCGTCACGTTCATTCCCGTATCGCTCGCCAAGATAGTAATCAATAAGATCAGCGCGAGTTTGCGCTGCATCGCTGTCCATGTGGTCAGATACATTGTCTTCGTATGAGTTGATTGCCGTAATTAAATCTTTATTAGGAACCATTATGTTACCCAGTTATAGTTTTGTGACTCCTTGGATTCCCAAGGGCGCTTTTTCTTGCTTGACTCAGATGCCTGTGCAAACCTTTGGCTCTGGAATGCGTATCGTGTAGCCGACATCAAATCGTCTTCTTTGTCTACTATCTTACCGTTATCACCAAAATGGTAAGTCCCGTATTCCTGTTGCCAAAAGTGACAACTCTGAAATACTTTAAATAATCCTTTCTGCATTGCTCTAGTTAACGCAGTAATACCAGCAGAAATCTTTATATCTCCCTTAGTTTGCGATATGTCAGGGGGATTTGTAAAGTGTTCTGGTAGAAAGTTAACTCCTTCCTGCCTGTACTGCTGTGCCATTGAGTCGCCACCATCAAACGTCCTGTTGCCATCGTGCGGCCAGGCTATAGGCGGTTGGTGCGGTCTAGCCCTTATCGCTATGGCGTGTTCGACTGCGGTTTGACGAGATTCTCTGTATTCGTCAACTATATAAAAGCAACCGTTCTCTGGGTTAATCGCACCCCATACAATCGCTGTAGGGTGATCAAATCCAAAGTCAATGCCGCATATCCTCGGCCAAGACTCAGGTATGTCAAAGTCCTCCACTACCAGCTTCTCAAGCGAGTAAGGAAAGACCATGCCTCTACCAAATACCGGCTGACCCTTTGTACGCATCTCCCTTTCGTTAGGAAGGTACTGCGCTAGGATCTGCTCTTTTGCATCTTCATCAAGGTGCGGCGCTTCGTCCCACCCTGCTTGTATTAGAAACTGGCCTTTCTTCCTGTCTTTCAAGAACTGATTAATAACAGGAGTCATGCCGCTTTCAGGGGTAAACGTCATCATAACGTAACCCCTCTTATCCAATGTCCTTGTTAAACACTGGGTATATATATTCTGTGCTGGTTGCTCATCTAGCCACACCCAGTCTAATGATGAACCCATGAACTTCTCTTCGCCCATCTCATAGGACTTAAAAGATAGTACCGACTCACCTATGTGTACGCCGAAAGCATTGTGGAACTTCACTACAATACTTTCTACTGCGTTTGGTATCTGAGGCTTCCTAACGACATCTACAATGCAGTCTTTAGGTATCGAGCCAGAGCCTCTTAGCTCTAAATTGACAGGATCACCCAACAGCTCTTTCTGTAGGATGTCTCTTGTCGTAACCGTACTAGCGCCAGCGGCCCAAGCATTAATTGGTTTGGTAAACCGCTTACCTGTCCACCAGTCAGGGTATTTTCCTGTTAGGTGACACGCTGTAATTCTAGCGCCAGTATAGGTCTTTCCTACCCGGTTGCCCGCCATCGCTAGGCACTGATTGTTCTCTTTTGTCGCATTTGCAAGGATTTCCTGCCAGCCATACGGACTCCATTCGGCGATAGCATTAAACTTTCGCCTTTCCTCTCTCTCCTGCATTAACTTAAGGAGTTTTTGTTTTTCAGCCTTGCTTAAGTTGTTTGACATTAGTGGATGATTCAATCAGCTCGGATAGTTGTTCATCAAGTTCCGCATCAGAAAGGTCAGATACTGTTTGGTTAAGATTAACTTCTTTCGGTTTATCGTGGCCTGTTCTGTGCAGAACGTCTTGTGCCGCCTTTAGGCGAATCTCTGGTCTGACATCTGGGTTTACCATAATGTCTTCAATGATCTTAGTAGCTAACGAGGCAACTTGATTTTCATCAACAAGATCATCACGCTTTTCTTTAATAATTTCCTTTAGGTCTTTATATAAGCGATAGGCGTTACCGTTATCTGGTGCATATCCCGCTAACCTAAAAGCATCCATTACAGTCATCTTTGTTGGATCCCGGCCTTCGTGATAACCACGCGCCATTAGATCAACAAACTTTTCCTGCTGCTTAGTAAGCTTTCTTTTCTTTTGTCGTTTAATCATTAATAAAATTTTTATCCTTGGGTTAAATTAATTATAAATTAATCCACTTCAACCCTGACAAGATCATTGGTAGCTGACTTAGTTAATATTAAAGTTACAGTGTAATTTTTAGTATTTTTGACAAATCCTTGGGATTCGCCGCCGCCAACTACGGTTCCTATTGAGCCTCCACCTATAGATCCAGAAACCGATTCATCTGCCCTTAACTCTGGAAAAGTTTTTACGTTTATATTCTGCCCAGCATCTAGCTTAATTGATACAGAATCTTTTTGCTCATTAGTGCTTATTATTACACAGTTATCACTTTGCTCGCCGTATTTAACTAATCCGTTACCTGCATACATTCCAATATTTGGATTTGTAATGCTAAACAATTCGCCATATCCGTCAGTAGGAACATCGCTTATTGCAAGGCCAGCCCCTATAGCTGGACTATTTTCTAAAAGACGAAAATCACATTTTTTCCAATCATGGATATAGGATTTAACTATTGATGGATTTCTCAATGCTTGTTGAGATAAAACTGTGCTGGTAGACAAAGACTTAGGTATAGTTGTTGCACTACTTGTAGCCCAATCAGATGAATCTGTAACGTATCTCAAAATCTTAGACGCATCATTAGCAGCATTGTGTCTTTGGTAAAAAATATTATTTGCCTCATTAAAGGTTGTATTTGAGTTTATGTCTGTTATGCCAGACTCGCCATCAATAACAATATTATTTTTAAAATTAATTGTGTTTGTTAATGAGCCTGAATTTAAAACTGTAATGTGTATATTGTGAGCAACACAGTTATACAAATCAACACCACCGATAGCGTGGTTCATTGCAGAAACTCTATGACTCTGAGAAAAAAGGCAAGAATAAAATTTATTTATCATTGCTGATTGTGTGCTGCCTGTGTCAATGCAAGTAAAGTCTGCATTAACTAAGCCACATCGTATAAATATTCTCGTGTCATTTTGTCTTCCCCTTACGTTTTCTGAGTTTCCATGAGAAAAAATTAAATCTTGAAAATCGTAACCAGCTCTGTTGGAGTTAAGAACTCTATCATTATTAGATAGTAGTATCTCATAGTCATTTGGAGTTTTCCCGTCTTCAGGCTTAAACCAAATTGTATTATATCCTAAAGATGTTACTGCTCCCGCTCCATACCCCCAACAAAGCGCTGACATAGACTCGATAACTTGATCATTTCCTGAAGCGGTATCAGTTGCTCTTTGCTCTTTTGCAGAATTGTTATCATTGCAAGAGCTTCCTCTATAGTACCCATCAACAGTCCCTGATTTTGGTTCGACTACGCTGGGGTTTGTCCCGGTAGGAGAAGTTAAATACCACTCATTGTTTATTCCGCTTGAAACCCAGTTATAGCTTGCGTTGTTGTCATATCTTTTTGCTGCATATATCACTGGCTTTTTAAGCCAATCCCCACCTTCCACGGTACACTTATATAGGCAGTGAACCCCAGAAGTTATGTTTGTATCAAGGTTAAATTCTGATCCATCGTCTAAATAAAAAACAGAGTTTTCAGCAATTGAAACAACGTCAGCAGCCGCTAATGTAGCGTAAGTCGCAACATCGTTTATTCCCACAAACGGGTCAGAAAGTGATCCATCGCCTGCGCCGCTGTTAGCTACGCCAGTATGATTTGAGTCAACGTAATATGTCGCCATTATTTATCCTTTAGTTAATAATTTAATAATTTGCGCTTGATTTGCTTTGATTTCTTCCATCATTTCAGATGCGTGCTCGGAGTCTTGTTTCAACAAAGCCACATCTATCTTTAATTCCGCTAGGTCAGTTGTTATTTTTTGCACTGACTCCTTGCTCTCATTGATTGCTGTTTGATTTTGGGACACTTGACCTTCGACACTGTTCCAGGCCGACAATCCAACGGTTAAGGCTACCACTATAGTTAAGACGTTTGCCACTGTGAACTCTGGGTTAAAATCAATACTCATTAGTGCTTATAATTCCCTTCTATACATTAAACCAGTATAGTTGGGGTTTACGCTAGCTCTTAAAGTTGTTTTTTTGTTTGGTTTAAAAGTAGCTTCTGCGCTTTTTTCTTTAATCTTTAAATTTGTTCTTTTGCTTGGTTTAAAATTAGCTTCTGCACCTTTAGGTCCAACCTTTACGCTGGCTCTTTTCCCCGCTGAAATTTTAATGCCTTGATCACGTATAAGCCTATCAAGGATCCCTCTTTCTATAAATTGAGGTTGCTGGAAAGGACTTTGTTGGTTCTGCCCTATTAATCTCGCTAGAACGCCAAACTCTTCTTGAGTTAGTCCGTCAAAAGGCGAACCCTTTAAATTCATATCCATAAAAGCTCCATAGTAAACACCTCCCCAGAAGCGAACGCTAAAGGGAAGGCGGTCAGCCTGAGAGAGGGAGGGCCGACAGCGGTAGTATAATAGCCTAAAACAGGCTTTGTAAATTAATTATAAAAAAAGATGTAAAAAAGACGAAAAAGTCAAGGAAAAAACTATAAGATTACGCTGGTGTAATGTATACTTTGACTCGATTACAAAATCTCGGCCTTGAAGGATATGTCCAGCGAAAGCTTCCCTCACCGCTCAAGGCTTAAAGCGCAAAAAGATACCCCACGGCGCATCTGAGTTCGAAAGGCTGAACAGGGGGTGGACTACACGCTAGTAGAAGGCAGCTGAGTTCGTTTAATTGCGTTAATGACGAATTGCTCGAAG